CAATAGTATTGACCACCTGAATATGATTGTCCTCTGTTTGCAATGTTATATGCAGTTCCACCGTTGTTTCTAACAATTCCCATTGCTTGTGTAAACGCTTGGTTACTTGTTGTGAATTGAGCCAAACCATACCTAACACTTGGTGTTGCTCCAGTATTAGTGTATTTTAGGAATGTAGCATAAAATCCACCACCTCTTCCTGAGAATGACAATGTTGATGGTAATGTTACAGTTTGGTAACCTGTTGATGAAACAGGTAATGTTATACCTGACATAATTTGATTACATGGGAACAATCCATAATCTTTTACTTGTTGTAAGTCATAAAACAATAATTCAACTACATCACTTGTTGAAGTTATGGTTGTAACATTGACAGTTATTGATGAATATGCATGAAATCCTGCATCATAGAAATAACCAAATACTAAGTTTGATTGTGATCCTGCACCAGGGTTGAATGAACCTGCTGTGACACCAGGTCCGAACGCATCGGCTTGTAAAGCACTATTATAAACACTCATGTTGTTTGGTGATGTAATACCTGATGTTGAAATTCTTGTATTGGTATTATTTCCAAGACCATCTTGAATCTGTTGGTATGTTGATGTAATTCCTGTTGTTGCTGTTTGTAGATTTAATAAACCAGGGTAGGTTTGATTGATCTGTTGTCCTGTTAAATTAGACATATAATTTTATTTTGTTTTTAATTTTATACTGTATTCCAAAGTCCTGTTTCATTGTCCCAAAGTGTTGTGTTTGTATTCCACAATTTATTTGCTGCTCCACTTGGGGTAGGAGTTAAAGTTGGAGTGCTTGTTTGAGTAACACTTGGTGTCGGAGTAACTTGATTGAATACCACATTCACACAAGGACATGCAGGAACAACATTACTTACTGTAAATCCTGTTATGTTGAAACCAGTGTCATAAGTATGATTATGGTCATTGTTAGCCATAATTGTGGTATAAGGTTGATTGATTGCTCCACCATCAATATTATAAGTTCCTGTTATTGTATAATCACAAACAGCGTTTGCATTACCTGTGAAATCAGGATTGTCAAATAAAGTAAATCTTATGTCCTTATTACCCTGTTGCTGACTTCTCAAATACTGAACTGTATAAGTTCCACAAGTAGGAGTTAAAGTAGGGGTTGAAGTTATGGTTGGAGTGTTGGTAGGAGTTTCGGTCTGAGTAACACTTGGTGTCATTGTGTTAGTAACACTTGGAGTTGGAGTGCTTGTCTCAGTGGCACTTGGTGTAATACTTGGAGTATTAGTTGGAGTGACAGATGGTGTTGCTGTGCTTGTTTGTGTAACAGAAGGAGTCGGAGTGCTTGTCTCAGTGGCACTTGGCGTTGGGGTGTTCGATGGTGCTGGTGTTGCAGAAGGAGTTGGGGTTGGGTTCTGTGTTGGGAACGGACCATTCATGTCATTGAATGCTGCATCACATCTGTCAAGTGGTGTCATTATTTTTATTCTCATTGTTCCTGTCCATCCAGCAACCATGTCTTGGTATTTCTCGATGAATGGAATACATTGAACTGACTCATCCAAATAATAGTTCTGATTGAAATTTCCCAATGAATCTGTAACACTAAGTCTAAATTGTGAGATGATGTCATCAAGGATCTGATTGGTGTCAGAAAGAACATCAATCATGTTGTCCAAATCTCTTTCCAATATGTCAGCAACAATAACATTAAACTCATAAGTCATGAATTGTAATTCTTGTGTTGCTGTATTTGGAACAACGAATAATAATGGGTAATAAGGTGCTTGATTGTCGACATTGTTTTCTTTGTCTCTTGTGTCAGTTAAATAACCGAACTCTTCAGCATCCCCAAACCCAAATGAATTTAATTGTTTGTGATGATCTGCAAGTAATCTGAAATCATCAATGATTGATTTGAAGTTAATACCTGCGTGGTATATTGGCGTTCCTGTAAACTCATTAAATGCTGCTGCACATCTGTCAAGGGGTGTCTTGGTTTTAATGTTTAATAAACCAGTCCAACCATTTGTCATGTCAGTATACTTCTCCATGAATGGTGTGCATTCTACAACATCATCCAAATAATATAACCAATTGTAATTACCTTGATTGTTTGTTACTGAAAGTCTGAATTGACTAATAACATCATTCAGGATTTGTAGTGTGTCAGAGAGTGTGTCAATCTCATTTGCAAGATCTCTCTCAACAATGTCAAGTGAGACAACATTAAACTGCCACTCTTTGAATTGTAGATCATTTGTAACATTACCAGGAACAATAAACAACAATGGAAAATATGGTGATTGTGCATTTGGATTGTCTTGTTTGTCTCTTGATGTTGTTAAGAATGAAAGTTCATCCACATTTCCCAAACCAAATGAATTGATTTGTTTGTGTGAATCGGCTAAGTATTTTAGATCATCTGCAATGGTCTTAAAATTAATTCCATAAACAGGTAACGGAGTTGGGCTCGGTGGTGGTAGAGTAACAGAAGGGGTTGGTGTTACTGTATTAGTAGGTGTGACACTCGGAGTATTTGTTTGTGTTACTGTCGGAGTGACTGTATTGGTTGGAGTGTTTGTTGGGGTTGAAGTATTGGTTGGAGTGTTTGTTGGTGTGACAGGGATTGGTGATTGGAAATATTTGTTGAAGAAATAATTGTAGTTGTCTGTCATTTCTGTGTCAGTCAACTTCCTGTCATATACAAGTGTTTCCGTTAATGCAATTCCTGCTTGGTTACTTAACAACCAAAAGATCGGATCATTAACTGTCAACAATGTTTTGACTTGAACCGTTTGTGACACCATTACTCCACTGATCCATACTTCTGTGAATGCACTTGTTCCATTTTGGTATACTCTTGTTGCTCCAATGGTCCATTGGTTCACATAAGACTGATCGTGTGGTTCAGGGTTAACTGATGTATTGTCATTGTAAAATGTATATGTTCTAACTGCATTAAATGTTGATCCTGTTGGATCAACATTGTCCACTAAGAACCATCTTGAATTTGGTGGGAATTGATCCAAATAATTCACCCATGTTCCACTTGCAGAATCTGATGAGATGAAAAAGTTTGGTTGTGTTGAAGCACTATTATAAAACATAAACCAAGTTGTATAATCTTGGTAAGTTCCATAATCCCCCAACTTATTTGTAAGACCAAATGTATTTCCTGATGTTAAAGCAAGACCAGAATCTGATCTGTTAACACCTGAGTATTGTAATGTAACAGGGTTTTGGAATCCTGTATAATCATATTGAGAATAACCACCGGCAACTCCTGAGAAGAATAATGAGGGGTTTGCTAAGTTGGTTGCTTTGGTAACAGCAACACCTGACCCTCCACCAATTATTAGTGATGATTGATTTGTGAAATCAACCTGTATTGTTAAACCTGATGTTATTAAACTCATTTGTTTACTTCTTTCATTTGTTTTTCTTTCTCCTTATTGAGGTCCATAAGGAAAGAAAGATGATTAAGAGCAGCCATAAGGGAGATGTTAGTAACAGAATCAACTTGCCAAATTTTGTTTTCTGCAAGGAAACTAATCGCAGCATACCATTTCCAAAACCCGACAAAACTATTCTGAGGCGCATCATCTGCCACAAGATCGGACTCTTCGAATAGATTTGCGAAAGATTGGGCAACGCCCTTCCTAAATTCAACAAAAAAAAAATCGAGCCCTCCAAATACTTTATGGGTAATTGTTTGAATGCTTCAATTCTTGTTGGGAAATCTGAGTCAGAATATTTTGTTCCCTTCTCACAATACAAATAGGCTGCAAGTTCATTTAAGTTTGCAATTCTATAAGATTCTTCTTTGTTGAGGAATGAATCGATGTCAACGAATTGTCCAAATGAAATCTTGTTTACATTAACGAACTCATATTCTACTCCATCCAATTCAAATTCTTTATACAGTTTCTTCTCATCTCTGTTTAGGAATTTATAGATTTGACTCCCCACTCTTCTGATGGTTTGTGCATCCAATTCCATAATTTCATCTGTCTTGATTCCTGTAACCTTTGAGATCATTCTAACAAACATTTCCTGTTCATCAAGAATGTCTTTTAGTTTCATTACATCAACCCACATTGCTATTGTTGGCTCTTCTATTGTGTATTTCTTTCCATTGTAATCAATATACTGATTCATATTCTTAAATATTGTTTTTAATAAACATAAACTTGTGTATTTCTTGCGACCTTCATTTCCAACACATACCTTATACCATCAATGATGTGGTTGTTGTTGTCAATGGGTTCATCAAGATTATTTCCATTCTTGTCAACCTTCCAAACATACTGTTGTAGTTCTGATTGTAAATTCTTTGAGTCTTGGTGGACATAAAAGTGAGATCTCTTAATTAAATCGAGTCCATGTAATATACTTTTTTTGAGGACCGGTTTTGCATTGATCCCATTTCTTTTTAATTCTTCAATTGCTGCTGGATTTGCAGAATCACAAATGTAGTCATCATATAAGTTGAGACCCAAGTCTTTGATCTTATAAACGAAGTCAGGGATCGTTACATTTTTGAGGTATAACAATTCCTCACAATATATTTCATCATTTAATTTGTGGACCTTAACCAGTGTTGATGGATCACTATAACCCCAGTCAATTCCATACCCTAATAACTTTGCACCATCAGGTAGTTTGTCATATGTCTTTTGATGTGAGAATACAACTCTTGTGGGGGTTCCTCTCTGACCAAGACCAAAGACTTTCCATAAGTTTTGATCCCTGTCTTTTAGTTTCTCGATCTCTTCAATTTGTTGTGGTGGGAGGAATGGATTGTCTTTGTAAGTTACAATCGAATAGAAGGTGTCTTGTTGACCATCCATGTCATAGAGGTAAGAGTTCCATAAAGATGGATTGAAGTCAAGGATCATTCTCTCTGATGTTCTTAATGACAATTGAACGAACTCATCATAAGTTATTTCTGTTGCTTCATTTACGAAACATACATCTCTCTTTCTTCCCCTAATCTTTTCTTCTGAATCAAGACTAAACCATTCAATGATGTTGGTTCCTATTTGGTAATAACCATCAACAGAATGCCAGTCTTCTTCTTTGTAGATTTCAAGTAATAACAAGATCTCTTTTAGATCTCTTAATACAGATCCTTTGAGTGCTGGTAATGTCTTTCTTACAATGGAATAAGTTTTATTGTCCTCATTGAGAATATTAATTACTAACCACAAAATAATGTTCCATGTCTTACCGGCTCTTGATGATCCTTGAAAGATGTAGTTTCTATAATTGGGGTTCAACAGATCCTCAAATACTTTTGTTGTCTTTATTTTCAAGTTCCTTTTTTTCTTGTGCTTCTTTTAGGAGTCTGTTAAACTCTGCGGTGATTCTTTTTTGTTCACCTTTCAATCTCTCATTTCTTGCTTTAACTTTTTTGCGATGTTCTTTTTCCTTCTTACCCATTACAATAGTTTTGTTTGAATCGGTTTATTCTTCTCGTGTTCTATTCGTGCTGATGCTATTTCCATATACTCCTGTTCTTTCTCAATACCGATGAAATTAACACCACATTTAACTGCTGCCTTACCTGTTGATCCACTTCCCATGAATGGGTCTAAAATCGTCCCATTTGGTGGTGTAACCAAATTGATTAAGTAACGCATAAGGTCTGTTGGTTTCACAGTCGGATGATTGTTGGAAACATCACCTTCGTTCCTGTCCTTCTTTGCTGCTTTGGGACAATAAAAGAAACGACTGGCTCCACCAGAATTACCACTCTGTTCGTCCAATAGTTGTCCCGCGTCTTCATCAAAGATTATGTTTGCAGGAAATCTACCTTGTTCGTTATATTCTTTACAATTCGGGTCATTGAAAGTCCAACCACCATTATACACTTCTTCCCATTTTCCTTCTCTTAATCTTGGTCTTTCAAAATTGATGTTCTCTTTGTCTTTCATTTCAATCCTTGAACCATCAATATTTATTCCACCTGTTCCGTGTTTCAATACATTCTCCGCAATTGATTTCTCACTTAAAGGTTTCCTCGCCATAACGATTGGTTCGTGTGCTGGTTTGAGTGCTGTTCCCCAACCTTCCCAATCATTTTCTTCTTTGATTGCTTTACCAATATTGTGTGATTTGGGGAATCCTGAACCAAATACCCACATAATTTGATCTCTAATTTGGAAACCTGAATCCTCAAATGCTGTTGCCATTCTGTGGTATGTTCTTGGTGCTGAAAATGACAATGCATGCCCCCCTGGTTTTAATATTCTAAAACATTCACGAGCCCATAACTCACACCAATCTTGAAACCACTTACCTTCCTTCGCTCCTCCTATTGGAAGACCTGGTTGAACTCCTGTTGAGAAGCCTGCTTTTGCTGGTGATTTACCTTCTTCAAATCTTTGAATAGATCTTTCTTTTTCTCTCTCAATTAGTTCTTGATGTTTCTGTGGGCTGTCCCACTCCTTATTCATAAATCCAATCCCATATGGGGGATCTGTCACAACTGAATCTATTGAGTTGTCTGGTATTGTTTTTAGGACTTCCAAGCAGTCCCCTAATCTTAAATCTATTTTCATAATTGTTTTAGTTTAAAACTTCTTGTGTATTTTGAGAACTTAAAGTTCTTGTCCACTCTTACAACATTGTTGAATATTAGTTCCACAATCTTTTCCAATTCATTTATGATCTCAGCCTTTCTAAGTCCATCCATAAAGAAATTAAATTCAATTGTAAAGAAACATTCCCCATTCTTTACAAAGGATTCTTTGATCATGGGGTCCATTATGTAATTATGACCGAATTTAGACCGTTTAACTCCTGTGTCGACAACTTGTCTCACTCTTGTGAGAAAGTGTCTTAAATTCGATTTATGTTCGTCTGAGAGGGATTCCATGCTCCCCTTGATTAACATGTAACAGGATTTAAGTTCATACCTGTTTACACTTCCACCTTCCACTTGCAATTCTTCTCTTGAAATCATCTTAAATTTAATGGGTGCTCTTGGGTCTCTTTTCATATTACTTTTCTTCGTCAAGTTTGTTTTTAATAATTTCTATTTCAATCTTCTTTGGTGAGTCAATCTTTTCTCCACCTGATGTGATGTCCACTTTCTTTTCCACATTCCATTGATCCTTGAATTTGTTTCTCATAATGAGGGACCATAGGTTTGAGTTTAGATCTTTTGACTTACCATCTTTGAATCCTTTTCTTGGTATGGATGCCCACCATGTATGACTTAATTCTCTCATTTCTTTGATGGTCTTCGAAAACTGTTCGTTTTCATTAACCCATTTGTAAAATAATTCTGATCCTATACCTAAGTAAACTATTGCATCGATGTCAAACATTCCTTCGTTTCCCATCTCAATCAATTTGGTTTCCCAATTCTCAGGTAGATCATTCAAAGTCTTATGTGGTCTCCCTATTGGATTTTTCCCAATCTTCATATGTTCTTAATTTTCGTTCCAGATGTTCCATTCTTTGTTTGAGTCTAATCCAACACTCACCACAGTTGGGAACAAGTTGTTCTGGAAAATGTTTATTGTGGAAATCTACTACCCATCTTCTTTCCTCAGTTGTTTGATTTGTTGAAATGAAGTAATCGAATACTCTTGTGATTTCCTCTCTTGTATATTCTGGCTTTACAACTTCTGTCAATTGAATTGAACCGTCATCATTATTGACCACAATTGTTTTGCTACTTGCTGGTTTCTGTTTGCAACCACACCCCATTGTTATTCGTTTTTTGTATGTTGATCTCTTAATTTTCTTAAGATCCTTCTATATTTGTTTAGATCCCTTGAAACTGAATTTAGAGGGATCGTAGTTTTTCTTGCCAAGTTTGTTACACTACATCCTTCTTCTATAAATAGTTCAAATAGTCTGGCGTAATACCAAAGGTCTCCTTTCTTATGAAGTATAATCATATTCTTCACCCAATCCAAGTCTATTTTTGATTCTTCATATTCTTTGTCAATAATATTGTTGTCTTTGATTTCATTGAACTTGAATTTGGAATATTCATTATAGTATTTTGATGTTGTGGAGTTCCAATTATTTCTGACCATTCTTGCAAAAAAGAACAACCTCTCTTTGTCACCGATCATGGGAGCGTTACGGTTTAGGAGAAGTTGCTCTATGCATGAATGTAATAAATCATCTACATCATTTAGTTTTGAAATCTTTTGACAGATTAATTTTAACTCTTGGTAATTCGTTTCCACCCATTGATTAATTGGATTCAATTGTTTTTCCTTTGAATAAAACCCTATTGTGAAAGACATTGTCATCTGTCCAATAGTTATTGATCCTTTGAAGGAATCCTCTCTTGACCAATAAGATCACATGATCTCTTACACTGAAAGGACTGATTGCAAGGCTTCTTGAAATCTCAGTATTGGTTATTGTGGAATAACTTTTTGGATTTCTATTCAAATCATCTATGATGATCTCGTAAATTTTTTTGTGAATTGGATTTAGTTTCATGTTTATACTCTTTTTATAAGTATAAGTATAGGATGGTATGGTGTAAAGTATTCAATAAAAAAACCCCATCATTTCTGATGAGGTTCTTATGACAACAACAACGAGTAGTTATTTTTTAGTGTAACAATCTTGTGTAGTAAAATCTATTGACAATGCAAGTCCTACGATCGAGAAGTAAGTTTTTTCATCACCAAGCCAATCAACGAATGCCACTTCCTTTTCATCGAAGTTGATTACGATTTGTGATCCGTCATTTAATACCCAATCAACAAGATTACCTTGTGTGGTTGCGATTGGTTCATTCAAGAATACAGAGACCATTGAGATCATCCATACTTCCAATTTGTTATTCTTTTTCATAGTTGTTATTTTTTACAAAGGTAAGGAAATTATTCTGTTTCAACTAATTCTTTGTTGAAGAAATGTGTGTCGACAATTGCAAACTCATTCGGTCTTGGGAATACAAATATGTCACAATATTCTACATTTTCATATTCATCATAATAAAGTTCACAATTTAGAGAGTCCTCTACTTCATATTTGGAAACTTCTGAGTTTCTGAAAGCACCTGACTCGATGAGAACTTCACCCAATTCTTCGATGTTCAAACCCTTTAAATAATCAATGACTTCTTGTTTTTTCATAGTTGTTATTTTTTGATTGTGAAATACAAAATTAATACCTTTTTTTATACTTGCCAAATTTCTTTTCTAATGAGTCAATGGTCCTTGTGATGATGTCACACCTCTCAAATTCCTCGAACTCTTCTGCTACCTTTTTTTGGTCATTAAGGATGTTAACATACAAATGAATGAGTTTGGGTTCAGTGTTTAAATTCCTCTCGTAATACGACATTACAATCTCAACTAAGTGTTGTTTGTCATCATCTGACAAGGTAAAATATTTTCCAACAGGAATGTCAAATTTGTCCAATAACAATTCCTTGAATCTGTCTTCATGATTTCCCATTACATCTTCTCGTTTTCAAGTTCTTCATCTGTAAGGATTGGTTTATTGTCCTTAACTCCCAAGTGGGATGTCATAGTAGTCTTCAAGTATTTTAAGTAGATCTCGTGAATCTTCGTTCTCTCCATTGAACTCATTTTGCTTTCTCTTCCCTTGTTCCAATCCGTTTCGAAAATTAAACTCATTTCTGATGGTGTGATCTGGTTGTTCATCTTTGGATATTTTAAATTTGTATTTGAATTTGTCTCTTGGAATTAAATAACCAATGGATTTGTTTTCGTCTCCACCAGTCTTCTCTTCAAAAGTGTTCTGATCTATTAACAATCTTAATTCTTTTGTTGGTATGATCCAAATCTCATCCATTAAAGTCATTACAATTACCCAATAATCTGCAAGTGTTGTTGCAATACCTGACTTCTTTCCCCATGAACTGAATTCAATAAATAAAGTTCTATATGAATCACCAGGAACTAACATATTCCTAAATTCTCTTTCATCTCTTGAAAAGAAATCTGATTTGATTTCGAATGTTGTAAATTCATTATTCAATGTTACTTCTAAATCATACCATCCGTCATCTCTAAAATAGAAATCTTTAACTGATTTATTATTTTTTAATAACCAGTTAGCAAATCTTAATTCTTGCTTTTTGCCTTTGCTTAGTGTATTATGGAAGTGCTTATACATATTAGTTGTTTTATTCTCTCTTCCCATCAAGGTCAGAGAGTTTACCCCCCCTTTCCCCCCCATTCAAGAAAATGAGAAGTGAAAGGAGGTCATCAAGGACTCACTGTTGTTTGGTTATACCCCCCAATCATCCAACAGAGCAGGGATTTTATTTAAATCTCTATACCTGTATTAATAAATACTCTACAAGTATAAAAAAGACAAAAAACTTTTTCAAGTATTGGACTATTTATTTTAAGACGATTTTAGACAATATTTTTTTAATTATGAGTAGACCATTCAAAGAAAGAAAAAGTCCCACTGGTGAAGACGGCAAGAGGGAATGCATCAATTGTAAGAAGAGGAAGGAACTAAACCATTTTTACAAATCTTATAACTATGTAGATGGTTACACTTACCTGTGCAAAATGTGTTACATTGAACACAGGAATAAAGTCAAAGAACCAAAGGCTGCAAAGAAAGAGAAAATCATACCACAGAAAGATGACATGGCAAAGATGACCCAATGTTCCAAACAGGACTATATGGACATGTATGATTTTTTTAAGACAATTGGTTATGACATTACACAGGACATCTCACAACAATTCTGTGAGAAACATGATCTCAAATACAAACATAGAAGACCACAAGATTTTTCATTATACTCATCTGATGGCAAAAAAAATCCCCTCCACAGAAGTATGAAGGGGAAACTAAAAATGGAAAAGAAAGAAGACTAACCAAATATTCCTTGAAGAACTCCGATCAAGAAGGTGATGATTATACACCACTTAACGAACTTCCAAAGACCATTGAACACACCATCAATTGAAGATGATTTAGTAACTTGATTCGCGGCATTGGATCCGATTCTCATACCGAACCCACGAGAGATTGAATTGAATAAACTCATAGTTGTTGTTTTTAATTTTTACAAAGGTAAGGAGTTATTCTGATTCTGCAAAATAATATTCTAATCCAACAGGAGTAGATGCTTCGCAATCTAATAGGTATGACCAAGTCATAAAGTCACGAACCACTAACATGTTGTATTCTTTTATAATCCACCAATGTGAATCCAACCAATCAGAGTATGAATCATCATCACATAAAAGATCTTCTACTGAATAGAACTGACCGATGTCCATACGACCTCTCTCAATTTGATCTTCTAAAAATTCAATCAATCTTGACTTGATGTTTTTTGCTAAATTTACTTTCATAGTTGTTGTTTTTATTTTTTACAAAGGTAAGGAATTTTCTGATTCCAAAATCAAATCTTGAATTTTTATTTTCACAATAGATTCGATTATTGAAGTGTATAAACTTGCGTCAGTTGAATTTAAACCATGAAGAATTGAATTCAAACCATAATGTTCATTACATGAATCATATTGATCGAATATTTTTTCTACAATTTCATCCATACAATCTTCTGTTATGAATGGTCCATAATCATGGCATAATGATTCTGTAACTGTAACGATGTCTTCGAGTGTAATTTGTTTGATGTTCATATTATTTGTTGTTTAGAGAACAAAGGTAAGGGCAAAAAAAATAACCACCAAAAATATTTTTCTGATGGTTATTTATATGTGAAAAAGGAACTAATAAACATCCAAATCTAACACATGTTTTCCAACAAGGACAGCCTCTTTTCCAAGTGGTGTGTCAACTTCCATGATCTTGGGATTCTCAAAGATTCCCACAAAGACATTGATCGGATTCACACCGAATCCATTTTTTTCCCCATCCATTATGAAGGATTGGAAACTTTCTTTTCTTCTTAACACACCGTATAAACCTATGTCCCAAATGGCAAAAACCTCTTGTTGATTCGGCATTACGAATGTTAGAACTACCTCATACTTCTTTTCCATACTTATTTTTTATGTATTGTTTCATGGTCTCCATCCTGTTTTTAACTTCTTTGGTTGGTCCTTGTTGACAGAACTCCACCAAAACATCTGTGACCAAACAGATGTCCAATAGATCGGGACATACTCCACAATCTGCGAACCATTGTCTTGCAAGGTGTGACTGGTTCTGCCACATAATTTGTTCTTCTTTTACTCTCATAAATTAGTTGTTTAATGCAAAGTTAGGGTTTATTTCCAAGAATTCCTCATACGCTGCTTGTTCAGCCTTTTTTTGTTCCAACCAAATCTCATATTCATGATCGAACATGATGTCGAATTCTTCACTCGACAAATAATCATCCAATAGTTTTTTAATTTGTCCCATAATATTATTGTTTTTGTTATAATAAGTATAGGGTATAGGATGGTAAAGGTCAATAGTTCAAACAAAAAAAAAGACCGAAAGTGGGTATAACTCTCGGTCCTGTTTGTATAAATACGAAATTGATGGCAACAACTAATATAATGGATGTATAAACAATATGCAAAAGACCATCAACAATTACAAATATAGAATTGAGTTATTATAACTCAAGCGCAACAAAAAAAATTTTAAAAAATTACAGGTTCTTCGATGATGTCATCATCATCACTTAGATTGATTGTAGTATTTGGAGAAACAGATTTCGTTGCACATCTGGCATATGATTCTTGGTAAGTTAATCCCTTTGCTTTTTCACCAGCAATACACATCCCGAGTTCAGAATCTTTTGGGATCTCTCCAAACTCTTCCAACCTCGACCAATATTTGTAGTAACTATTGAATGAGTTCAAACAAAATCCCATTCTCTCTTTCATGTTTGGGAACTGTTGTCTCATCTTATTATTCTTTGAACATCTTGTAAGGTATGATCCTCTGTTTTCAGCCTTTCTTGGTTGAATCACAAATAGGTCTTCTTTTTCCTTTTTAGACATGGTTTCTCTCAGTTGAGCATAACATATACCTAACGCCTGATTTTGGTCATATTCGTCAGTTATGGACCTTACACAACGACCTATAAAGTCTTTCTCTTCTTCTCCGTCTTTTGGCTTAGGTATTGGCATTATATTTTAGTTTTTGACTTTAACTTTTTATTCTCGGCATGTAATTCATCAACTTTCTTTTCAAGTTCCTGAATCTTTATGTTCAATTCATGGATCTCTTGCTTAAGATCATCGATTATATTTTTATAGAGATTAACGGCAAGTTCAAGATTTCGCAGAGTTTGATTTTCAATTTCAGCATTGATTTTTCTTCTTCCGACAAACCATCCAGCCACTCCTGTAATTCCATTGGAAATTAATAATAATAAAGTCTCGTTCATTTAACAACCATAAATACATGCATATTCAGGTCCCGCATAGTATGTCATACCAGGGAAATTGAATCTGTTTATGTCCGTTGCACTACCTGTGTTTGGAATATGCAAACCACTGAAATATTGTTTTCCTAAATGCGGACGAATACCATCTCTACTCGTCCAATTCCATACCAATGGGTATAAGTTTGAATTCCAAACAATCTGTTCAATAAGTCTTGCTTCAAAGAATTGTGATCTGTCATCATATTTTTTTTGTAGGTATTCCATCTCTTTGAGGGTAATAGAATTTTCAGCACCCGCAACAATCCCATTATTTTTAATTCTGAAAAGTATGGATGGCATTGCCTCCGCCGCGGCGGCATGTATTAACATCGGAGAAACATAAAAATTAATAAAATTTTCATTGATTGTTGTGAGAGTTGATGCTGAAACTTGATTCAATAACTCAACATAATACCTCGATCCAATAATGTATTCCAACTTTGTTTGTTGAACAACTTGAATGAACGGTAATAACACAGCACTGGTCACATTCTGATCAATGTCAGTAAAGGCTTTCAGTTTATTTTCTGAAATTAAAACTATATTTTGTGGGACTATAAATTGACTCATTATTGTTGTTGGATTGTTTCATCTTTTATTTCATCAACTGCAACATCTCTTGTTTCATTGATGTCTTCAACTTTGATTGGGGCTTGATCTGCGATTGTAACCATATGGAATTGATCAACAATTAACTCTGCTGATTTACGATCTCTGATTAATAAAATCTTGTTGAACACATTAAGGATCTCACGCTGCAAAGGTTTAATCACAAGATTAAAAAAATGGTCCTGTGCTTCGATGTGATCAGGAGTTCCAAGACCACCAGGAGTTATAATACCCAATAATTCAGGTGAACTAATTTGGTGTGATGTAAGGATCGCTTGTTGGACCATGTCATTTAATTCCATCCACATCTTGTCAGATGAATTGGATGCGATTGGTGTAATTTCTGGCGCCATGTCTCTTGAATCAGAGAATGTTAAAAATAATTTACCGGCTTGATTCGATCCACCATATTTCGCCATCATGTTTTTATAAATCTCTTCTCTTTGTTCAGGTGCGGGAACTCCCATTAATGAAACAAAAAGTGATGGACTTAATCCATTGATGATGTTGTTGTAATGCCAATTGAACACCTCGACTTGTATGCTTGAAGCAAGAGCAGATGCCCACCATGTTGGGGTTGGGTAGTAATTATTCCCAATTGAGTGGGTAGAGTAGAAAAAAATCTGGCTTGGCTCTTCTGTATTTGCATTAAATGCTGGTATTCTTCTTGGAACAAACTTTTTAGGGAAAGCCCAATCTGCTGAATAATAGAAGTCTTCGATCCTGTCATTCATGTCAGTTTTTCCTGCTCTTAATTTAGTATAGTCGATGTAATAAATTTCAAATCCTTGTTCACGATCTCTTCTCCAAACAATGTTGAGTGCGAAACCTCCGAACAAAATAAAATCAAGAGCGGCTTTTGCATATACATCATACAAAGTGTCACCCAAAGAATTGACCATAACCAAACGATCATCTTCACCTGATGCAAGTTTAATTCCTTCCCCTCTCACGCCAAACCACTTTGAAGTTATACATGCTCGAAGTGTCGGACTTGTGTTGTATAAACGAGTAATTTCTTGGGGTGCCAAATTCGCAATTCCGTAGTAAACCCATGGCGTTCTTGTATTTACGATTAGATTCTCCTCAATGATTGGAACTCTGGCAACTGCACCAAAATTAAAAACCTTCATTAGGTCATCACCATCATATTTTATTTCTTCACTCATATTAGTAAATATATTTTTTTATAACAATAATCACGCTCCACAAATATTACACTCTTCAGGAATTTCTATAATAGAATCGATTTCTGATTGAGTTAAACATTGTCCAATTTGATCTGTGTCAATCTTGACAACATAACCCCAAAACTCTGTGTATGCAGATGTGGGTCCAATTGTGCAATAACTTGTTGTGGTGTCCCATGTTTGTGTTTGACCTTCTGGTAATCCCAAACAAGAATTGATTGAAATAATTAGGTCTTGTGCTGCAGTTAGATCAGTGTATTTTATAAATCCTTTCATACTATGTTATTCCCCACTTCGTTTTAAGATGATTTATTAATGTTGATTGTTCACTTGATGTTAACTCTTTGTTGAACATGATGATCTCACCAATCTCCCCTACGACAACATCTGTTGATCCCTGAGAGTTTATGATCGAGAAGTATGTTCCACCTGTATAAGATCCTGGCATTCCTGTCTGAGTTAAGTTTGATTTCAATACAACCTCTGTTGTTCCACTATTATTGAATGTCATGTAGTCAACAACCGTTGTTGCTGTATTGGAAATATAAGACTGACAAACTTGTGTTGTATTATAATCTGAATAACCATTGAATCTAACTCTATGTTGAGTTGTTGATCCATTCTGATCCAATGCGTTAATGTAACGGAAGTTTGGAGATGCAGGTTGAGGAACAATTGGAGACCAGAATCCTCCTCCACCACCTGGCGATGTTCCCGCTGCGGCAACAACTGCGAATGATGGTGTTGATGAAGAGAACTTCATAACTGCAAATGTGTTCCATGATGTTCCCGTAATAAATGTATTTGAAACCAACCAATCATTTGAAATTGTAACGGCTGATTTTCCTGTTCCCATTGTTGATGCTGACCAACTTGGTTGATCTGATGCAGTTGTCTGAGAGAACCCTGTTAAACCCGTCCAGTTACCCTTATTTGACACTGATTGAACATACTGACCACTTCTTAAAGAAAGGGTTGAAGAGTCGTTAAAATCGATCCAAATCATTGGATTATATGTCGATGGTGAGAATGGAGTTGGGCTCGGAGTATTAGTTTGAGTTGGGGTTGTCGATGGACCAGGTGTATTGGTTGGACTTGCTGTAATACTCGGAGTTGGACTTGCGGTTTGACTTGCAGTAATACTTGGCGTTGGAGTGTTCGTCTGACTTGCAGTAATACTCGGAGTTGGACTTGCGGTTTGACTTGCAGTAATACTTGGAGTTGGGGTTGAAGTATTGGTTGGAGTCATCGTCTGTGTTGCAGTGATGCTTGGAGTAGGGGTAGGCGTAACC